TTCCGATCTGGATAAATGTCTCCCAAAAATGCACATTTTTGATTCTGACCTTCCAGTTAATCATTTTTATCGCCCCCTTTGATTTCATCAATTCGCATCCATGCGGATTTAAGACTTTCTTCGACTTTGACAAGCCTTTGGTTCATGGTATTTAGGTCATCGCGAACCCCTTTCTGATCTGCTTTAATGTCACGTGTGTCCGACTGAATAGAATTCAATGCTGTTTCAATTTTTGCACTTGAAGCGGCTTCTTTTTTGGCTTCATCAATTTCAGCCTTCACATCAACGCTTCCGTTTCGTGTGGCTGTGATGATCCCAAAAACAATAGAAACAATCAGCGCCGCAAGCGCTACCCAAAACGATGGATCAATCACTTCAACATCCTTTCTGCTGGTGGCACAAAAATAGCCGCCTGACCTCATGTAACGGTCATATGGCGGCTTTCTTGTGTCATGTGGTTAGTTGTTCGCCTAAATGATTTAGGCTTTGTCTGTGGCATCTTCAGCAAGTTCAGGAAGGTCAAGATCAATCAGAACCTGCTTCACTTTATCCCTGATTCTTGCCGGAACATCATTGATTGTCTTGATACCTTTGACAATCAGAGTCGCATAAATTACAGCCATAGTTTCCACCACCTTTCTATATTGATATTTAATATGTATGATGAACCCAATCATGGGAATCACCCCTGTTCAGTTAATTCCTTATATCCACGATCAACCAGAATTTGTTTCACTTCATCACGGATTTTTTCAGGAACCTGTTCAATCTGCTTGATACCCTTAATAATTAAGCTTGCATAAACTTCAGCCATGATCATCAGCCCCCAATCATTTCATAAACTTCTGTAAGCGCCACCTGAACCTGCGTGGTTTCATCTTCCAACTCTGCATTCTTTGCCTGAATAGACTTAATATATTCGTCTTTGTCGTACTCTTTCAGGTTGTAGGAATACCCATCAAAACCGGGCTGTTCGTCAGTCTTTTTCTCATGTACTTCTTTGACATCAGACGCCACAAAAACCTTGGTTTCCCTGATATCAACATCAGACGGTCTTTCTGTGCTTTGCACAATTCCTAAATCTCTCATGCTGCTTTCCTTTCTTTTGCTTTTACTACTGTTTCATAATAATTGGTTGCATAAGGTTTGACTGGTTCATAGTATTTCAGGCACAATCGGAAACTGTCACAATAATCTGTCCATCCACGGTAAGAATTGATAGAACACCACTCTGAATGATTCATCATGTTGCCTTGATCACACTTCTTTCTAATTCTTGTCAGCTTCCGTTTCATCGCCGTGCAAGTGGTTTTCCGCAACAGGGTGTAATCACCAAACACACGATATCCAAGAAAATCAACGCCACGGATGTAAGATGGAAATATCTGATAATTCTGTTTAATTCTAAGCTTCATGCAATCGTGAAAGTAACTGTTGATCTCTTCCAGCAACTTGTGAAGTTCTTCTTTTGTGCTTCCAAAAATCACAATGTCATCCATGTATCGGAAGTAGAACTTCACATGCTTTTGTTCCTTGATCCAGTGATCGAATGCGGAAAAGTAATAATTTCCGCAATACTGTGAAAGATAATTGCCAATCGGAATGCCGGTTTCCGGGTCATAATCTTCACCGGCAAGCTGAATTTCAGCAACATCTTCTTCATCAATTGTGTTGATGGAATCAATGATTTCATCCAGCAATTCCAGAACATCTTTATCCTTGAACAACCTCCGGAACTTTTCTTTCATAATTCCGTGATTGATATTTTGGTAATAGTGCCTGGCATCTATCTTCAGGCAATATTGGCATTCATCCGGGTGATATTTCATGGCATGTTGAACCTTTTTTCAGTCCCATGTGAATCCCACGTTTCGGAATGGCGCTGTACGTATCAGCAATTAAATTCTTGATGATATACGGTTCAATCACCTGAAGAATAGCCCATTGTGCAATTCTGTCTGGATAATATGGCAATTTATAAATCTTTCGTTGTTTCTTACCTTCCTGCTTGTAAAACACTTCATATGGTGATGTGCGAAAGGTGTGATTTTTCAGCATGGTTTGAAGTTCATACAGATATTTATCAGGGTCTTTTTCAATTTCCTTAACTTCCTTGTACCATCCTTTTCCTTTCTTTGCGTTTTTATGCGCTTGCCGTAAATTTTCAATACTGCAAACTTTTTCAAACAAGTTACCGTGTCGCTTCATTCCTTATGCTTCCATTGTTTTTGTATGCGTGCAACTGAACGTTCGATTTTAAACCTACTAATACAATCCGGGTCTTACCTATTCACATTCCGTAAACAGGCATCTGTCAAAACGACCCAGCACTGACAGAATTTAGATGTTTTGCCAAGTGGCAAGGTTAGACACTCACACATTTGATTTATATGAAACAGCCAACCCTTGGGCTATAAACCCGTGGGCTGGCTGAATTCACCGCGCATATTCGAGCTGACTGCTGATATTCCGATTCCGATTGCTGACACCATTATTCACATTCCAATAGAACCTGCTGGCATTAACGCCATTGTTCCAATTACTGCCTAATAGGGCAATTAATTGAATTTTTCGTGCAATCACCTGTGTCTAACCTATATTTTTTAGTTATGCTTTCGCTGTTGGGACATACACGAGCCGACTGCCGATACTCCGATAACGATTGCCGACACCATTACTCACATCCCAACAGAACCCGCCGGCATAAACGCCATAGGCCCAACCACCGCCCAACAGGGCAATTCTGTAGCCGTTCCACGTATTGTTCTGATAGTAGTAATCACCAATGGGAAGGGCGCTGTCTCCCTTGACTTCAGAAGGTAAGAACAACCAATCAAACTTTGTGGAATATCCCATGGCTGAGATGTAGCCATTTTCTGAAGGAAGCGTGAAACCAATGCTTTCATAGTTGTCCGTTTGCTTTGATTCAGCGAAATTAAAATCCTTGCAAACATAGCCCAAAAACGGCTTTCCAGATTCGTAGTAAAAATTCAGGCCATAAACATAATCCCACATATTTCCCCACGGGTCTTCCATGCCACGATAAGATATTGACCGATTGCCATTCGTGGTATTGGTAAGGGTCTGCCCGCTGATCTGTTGCGTGGAACTATCGGCATGTCCGGTTGCATTTCCAAGGGCGGATGTTCCGCCGGTATTTACTGCGTATGAAGATGTATCGTCACCGGCTAGCCCAGTCCATGGAATATTGACAACCCCAAGTTCAATGGCTGTCTGAAGATTTCCGGCATATTCGATCAGCATGAGAAGCTGGTTGGCAGATGTTGCCTTGATGGTATCACCGTGCCACCCTGCGCCCCTGTTCTGCGCCATCTGCTCAATAGATGTTCTTGTCAAATTCTGGTTATATCCTGATGCCGGTTTTACACCCGCAATGGAACAAAACAGGTCTGTACCTGCATCACAAACCTGTGCATCGTCTTTGATGTAGGATTTTGCAGATGTATCATAGATGGAACCACGGAATGCGCTGAAGAAAATGTGATCAACCTCATTCCCACTTGCATCAAAGAAGGCCGGATGTAACCTGAATCCAGCACGTGCTTTACCAGACACATAGTAATTGGCTTTTCTGAGATGATAGCCAACGCCGGTTGCCTGTTTTTCATATTCAACGGGTGCGACCAGATACCAAAACGCTGGCTGATAGACCATTACCTGACCATTGGAACCGTCTTCTTTATACGCGCTGTCGCCGTACCATGCATTGATTGTTCCATCATTTGCCACGTTGCACCGCTTACGACCGCCAAACATGGGGAACTGGTCAAAATCAGAACCGCCATTCAATCCGCTTGCCGCGCCAAGGCGTTTATAAGTTTTGTTTTTATAATCGACCTGAACCCCAACCACATCAGAATCATACAACCCAAGATATGCCCGTAAGTCTGCAACACCAGATAAGATTTCCTGGCTATTGAAATTCTCACCGCGCAATTCTTCAACGTTAGATTTCGCTGACGCATTTTCCGATGATAATGACTGTAGGGCATCGTTTGCTACACTTACAGCGGAATTCAGATTTTTCTGTGAATCTGTTGACTGTGCAATCACGCCTGACAGGCTTGATCTCGCCGTATCAGAATTATTGATTGTTCCCTGAAGATTGGTCTTCGCTGTGCTGGCGGCAGAAATAGTTCCATTCAGATTGCTGTTGACTGTGGAAGCTGTGGCTGTCGTATCCTTCAGGGTTGTATTCGTGGCGTTTGCTGTGTTGATTACACCCTGAAGATTGGACTGTGCTGTTGATGCGTTTTTGATACTGGCATCCAGATTGCTTTTCGCCGTGTTCGAGTTCGTAATTGTCTGATTTGCCGTACTGACAGCGGCATCAACATTGGACTTTGCTGTATTGGCGGCTGATGTGGAAGAATCCACATTTGTTTTTGCCGTATTCGCCGCTGACACTGACGCATCAAGGTTTTTCTTTGTCGCGTTTGCCGTATTCGTGGCATTGGTCAGTGCCGTGGTTGCACTCTGTGCATTGGCAACTTTTTGATCAAATGCGGCAACCTGTGTTGATACATCGTCCTTTGCGGCTACCACATCGGACTTAATCTGTGCGTAGGAATTGTTATCATCATTGACCTTGTTCAGCGCGTTGATGATTGAACCCCTGACTTCTTCACCATATACGGCATTTGCAATCTGGTCTGTGTACTGCTTTATATTAGCCATTATTCAGCACCTTCCTTTTCTTTATCCTGTTCTTTTTCTTTCTTTAATTCATCAAGATATAAGTTAAAGTCACTCATCATTTCAACTTTAGCTTGTGATGTGATTTGTGAATGAATGTCAGCAATCACACCTTCCATGATAAAGTTTGGAATCCCACATTCCTGTTTCGCTTTATTTACTGCTGTCAAGACCATAGCTTTTGCAGTTTCTAATTCTAATGTCAATGGTTTTGGTTTTTCTTCTTCAAAGATTGCACCCATCATTTTTCAATTTTCCCTTTCTGAACTTGTTCAAGCATTGCAAGAACTTCTTCCTGTGTATATGTTTTTTGTTTCTTTGCGCAAATGATTTCTGATTGTTGATTCTCTTTTTCTGTTTTTTCTGCATCAGGTATTGTTCTATAAATTGCCATTTAAACACCTTCCTTATCCATTCCATGTTCCTGAAATCAGGATTCCATTTTTAAACTGCATCTTACAACCATTTGACCATGATGCAATTGTTCCATCACTTTTCATACTCAATATTTGTACAAAATTCAGTGTTCCATTGATTCCACCACCTTCAAATGAAGGATTTTTCAATGTCCATCCATGCATGTCAATATTACATCCTGCATGAAGTTCACCTGATGTGTAATTGCCCCAACCTTTATTCCTCTGAACATAAGTCCATTTCATTGTATAAATTGAAGCTGAGTATGAATCTTTAGATGCCCATGTCATATACGCACCATTACTTTCAAGGTCAAAATTTAAACCTTTTTTAGATGAATCACTTTGTAATTCATTAGTACCAATTTTCCCAACATAGTAATCATTTCTATAAAAATGACAACCATTGTAATTGAATTTTGAAACCAACTTCTGTGATGAAAATACTGCACTGTCATAAATCCTTAATTCACCTGATTCAAACTGAATATATTTACTGATGTTATTCCATGCGATTTTTACCGCATAGGAATTTTGCTGAATCTTAGTTGACAACTCAGAACTATTCAATTTTTTATTAACTTCTGATTCAATTGAATCTGTTTTGACTTTAATCTGTGCAGATGTTGAATAATTTTCAAGTCTGTTATCAACATACTGTGTGGCAGTTTCCTTTGCTGAAAGTAAAATAGAATCTTTAGTGTTCTGGATACTTGTCTGAACCTCTGCCTTGGTATAGTAGTTTTTCAGTTGATTGTCGGCATATTCTTCAGAATTCCGTTGTGCTTCCTGCGCCTTGCTTGCAATTTCCTTGGTAACAGATGTTTTGTAATCAACGGTCAGTTTTGATGCATCTACAGAATTCCCAACGATGCGATCACCAAGAATCTGTCCATCCATGGTAATTGCAGTTTCATAATTCCCTTTGTACCCTGTTGAACTGTAGCCAAGGCCATTCAGATTCCAGCGCCACACTTTGGTTGCCTTGGTATAGTCTGGATCATTGCAAATAAATAGTTCACTCGCATCATCTGCAATGGTTACATACCCATGTGTTGCGGCGGTTATTAGGGCAGTTGCCTGTTTAATTGCATCAGCAACAACGGCATTTTTTGTTGGTAGTTCCTCAATCTGTGTTTTTAAGCTTTGGGAAATGGCGTTTGTTTTGGTGGAAACGCTGGTCTTCACAGTTCCATTGAATGTCAGTGTATTCTGTGATAGCTGATTCAGCGATATAGTCATTTTTGTTAGCGGGAAATATTTATCCAGTCCATGCGGTTCTGACACAATACGCACCTGATCACCCAACCTGATAGCCTGTTTTGTATCATCCACATAGTGAAGATCAACGGCCTTGGCTTCAATCGTCATGTTCTCAAACTGTTCATCCGTTAACCATTTTTCACCATGCGATTTCAGGCGTTCAGGTGTGGTCACATCATCCCACGTGACCACTTTTACAATCCATCCGTATTTCTTCACTGCATCCTGATTTACAATATAGTCTTTCCCACCGTTGACAGATTTAATCGTCAGCCGTTCTTCTAGTGCCGGGATTGATGATTCTTCCAGACGGTTCCCCAGCGGAACAACAACTGTTGCAATATCTGTCATGTCTATTCCACGGGTGAAATCCAGAAGATTCTCACCGAATTCAATGACTTGCTGATTGATAACTCCGTAATCTTTGACATAATCCAGATATCTGTGACCGTCTGCATTCCTGACACGGATATATCCGCCCATATCATCAATCAAATCTTCCTTGATTGTTTTCAGGGAACTTTCCCAGTTGGTATACCGGTAAACGTTATCTGTAGAATTGGTCACAGTTACCATGCCAACTTCAAACTGTTTATCGGCTTCCACCTGGCTGTTGTGAATTTCCACGATTTTTGCAAAATATTCCCTTGGGGTCAGATCGTGGTATTCTGCCGGGCGCTGAACCGTGTCGTTCAGGAACGCCAATTCACCTTCACAGTACAATTCTTTCCTGTTGTAATAGTCTGCATCATCTTTTGTGATACGGCCTTTGAACAGGATTTCGCTGTCTTGATAAACTGTCACACGGGACAACATCTTTTGTGGGACGTTGTAGTATGGGTGTGTGGGCGGAATCTTGCACGTGAACGAACCCGGACTATTTAATTCCAACGTAACTTTTGGATCAATAAGAACCAAATCTTCATCACGTGTATCGTAAAGAGTCACATTGTCACAAGTTACCCTATACATTACAATGAACCCCCTTTATACCTGATCTTTACCGTCCCTGTTCCTGAACATTTGAACACAACCGGATTATCACCTTCCTGAAGCCGGATATCCAGAACCTTGTTTTCCCCGCTTGTCAGATTGTACGTAGTTCCCTCAAACGTGACGCTCATTGCCTTGGAACAAATAAAGGTGGGGGATACGATTTTTCGTTTGTTAATCAGATTTACCGTTGCAGATGTGGCAACCGTGATTTCCGAATCACGGATTACACCATCAACAAAACTAAATGGATCCCATTGCCAAGGTTCATATGGGCCATTTACTTCAATTTTGTATGGTTCAACGTCACATTCAATGACAATCTTTCCGGTTGCCTTATTGGTTTCAAATTCATTAATGGAACACCGACCGTAATAGTAATATTGCGGGTCTGCGTCCATGATGATTTGCATTTTTTGCCCGTGTAAATAATTTGCCACGGCTGATAATGACTGTGCCCATTTCTTGTAATCCACGGTTGTGAATGTAAATTTTAACGTCCGGTTTTCAAACCGGACGTTATCACCGAGAGCTTCAGTCAGATCAATGTCACCATCCCTTCCGGTGACACTGACCTTTTCTGTTTTTGCCTTTGGAAGGGATATTTCTTTTTTGGTCAGGTACATACCAAAATCACGGTACGAATGTTTGATTCCAAATTTTATACCAATCACCAATTAGCACCCCTTTCCTTTTTTCTGATAATGTCTCCAATTTCTTCATCCATCGCCGGGGCAAGTTCTCCAACAAGGGCACCAGAATCAAGCACCATTTTCAGGTTTGCAAATTCCGGGAAATACTGTTCAAGGATGTTCAATAGCCTGTTGAACATTTCATTTACCTTTTGAACTACATCATTGTTTTCAGCCGCTACCGCTGTTCTGATATCATTCATCAAGTTGGTTTTGCCGTACATCATTTCATCACCGGCTTCACCGGCACCCTTTGCCTGTCCGGTTGCCGGATTCATGCCAAATATGGTTGGCTGTGTAAATAAATACGGTTGCTCCATAGCCTTCTTATACCAGCTAATGCCGAAATGCGGCACAGACGGCGGATTGATAGAAAAGTGTCCGCTTATGGACAGGTGCGGAAGTGCCAAGTGCGGCAACGACCACGAAAAGTGGAAGAATGACCGCATCCGCTGAATTGCATTTCCTACCGCATCCCGCGCGGCTTCAACAGGTCTGGTAATCGCTGACTTAATGCCGTTCCATACAGATGTAGCGGTTGACCGAATACTGTTGAACACGCTTGAAACCGTTGACCTTACCGAATTAAAAACACTGGTGACTGTCGATCTAATCGCGTTTACCGGCGTTGATACGGCTGTTTTTACGGCATTCCACACGGATGTAGTAGTGGACTTAATGCCATTCCAGATACTTGTTACCGTGCTTTTAACGGCATTGAATACAGATGTTACAACCGACTTGATACCATTCACCACGGTTGTCATGATGGACTTAATTGCATTCCATACCGTGGTTGTAACCGATTTAATGGCATTCCACACGGATGTAATTACCGACTTAATAGCGTCTGCAACCGTTGTAATGACTGATTTTATCCCATTCCAAACTGTTTCAGATACCGATTTCACCGCATTGAATACAGTTGTGGTTACACTCTTAATGGCATTCCACGCCGTTTCAACTGCCGTTTTTATGGCGTTTAGAATCGGTTCCATGACCGCCTTGATCGCATTCCAGACCGTGGATATTGTCGTTTTGATGGCATTCAGTGCGGTTGATACAATGGACTTAATGGTTTCCCACGCCGCTGTGATCTCATCACCAAAATTCTGCCATATAAATTGCCACGGGATCAGTAAAATCTGTACTGCCGCCGACAGCAATTCCTTGATGAACATGATCCCGACCTGAACCACATTCTTAATTGTTTCCCATGCGGTACTGATCGCGTCAATTACAGGACTAAAGAAATTCCCAACTGCCGTAATTACATCGTTGAAGAACCCGCTTATCTTTTCACCTATACCGCTGAAGAAGTCCACAACCGCATTCTGAATGTTATAGATCAGGTCAACAACCTTGTCACGGACGTTTTGCCGGAAGGAAATAATCTTATCAGCAATCCCGTCCAGATTTACACCAAACAGGTTTCCGATTGTTGTAAATGCTCCACGGATAAGGTCATTCTGCTTATCCATAATGGCTTCAACAACGCCGCTAAGACCGCCACCGCCTTCCTCATATGACACTTGCAAATCCGTAAAGAAGTTGTCTGTTGAACCCTTGGCTGCTTCAAATCCTTTGCTAAAGGAATCTTTGAGATGATCCCCAAGGGCTGTAAACGTTCCCTTGATTCCGCCGCCGTGTTCCTTGATAGAATCGCCCATTGCTTTGAACCTATCAGCAACACCACCAAAGAATCCTTTGATTCCTTCAACCGCCGTTGATACGATATTCTTCAGGCCGTCCCATAATCCTTTCCAGAAATTACGGAATCCTTCTGACGTATTCCAAAGGTATGTAAACGCCGCAACAAGTGCACCGATAGCCACAACAACGATTCCAACGGGGTTGGCGTTCATTGCCGCATTTAGTAGCAACTGTGCCGTGGTCATTCCTTCTTCTGCACCCTTGACTGCAAGTAGTGCAGTATGCGCCGCTTGTAATGCACTTTGAATGGCAAGGGCTGTCTTGAATGCCGTGTAAGCCCCAACCGCCGCAAGTACACCGGCGACAAGGGATTCAACAAGGGTTTTGTGCTTTTCAACCCACTGTCCGGCCTTTTCAATCGCCGGAATTACCTTGTTACTAAGTGCATCAACGACCTTGCCAACGACCGGAATCAGCTTTTCACCAAGCTCAGATTTCAGATTGCTGAACTTGGCTTTCAATGCTTCCGTCTTGGCTTCCATCGTGCCTTCAATTTTTTCATAGGCGGAAGCGGTTGTTCCGGCATTGTTCTGCATCTGGTTCAACGTAGAATTGAATTCTTTTGAACCAGCATTCACAAGCGCAAGCGCACCAGTTCCAGCTTCCTGACTTTGCCATAGGTTCGCAAATGCCGTTGTATCGCCATCTACGGAATCGGACAAAATCTGAAGAACATCGCCAAGGGACATACCGGAATTCATGCATTCCGCGAAACTCTTTCCGGTCTTGTCTTTCAGGGTGTCAGATACTGTGCTTCCTTCCTTGCCTAACTCATTCAACATACCTTTCAGGTATGTGGTGGATTCAGCCGTTGCGATACCGGATTTTGTCATGATCGCATAGGAAGAACACAAGTTGTCAATGTTCACTCCATAGGCGGAAGCCGTAGGAATGACCTTACCCATACTGGCGGCAAGTTCATCAACTGTTGTTTTACCTAAATTCTGTGTGGTAATCAGGTTATCACTGATATGGTCAGCGTCATCCGCCGATAGCCCATAAGCGTTGATTGCCGTGGTCATGACATCCACGGCGGTTGCCGCTGATGTAAAACCGGCCTTGGATAGTTCAACGGCCTTTGTTGTAAAGTCAACAGCATGTCCGGCATCCACGGAAGCGGACAACGCCTGATATAGTGCTTCTGAAAAATCGGACACAGAAATATGGCTTTCATTTGCCCCTTTCTTCACACTGGCATAATATGCATCTGTATTGACTTTACTTGTATCCAGAAGGGTTGTAACCTTGGCAAATGACGCTTCCGACTGTCCAGCCGTTGTGACGACATCTTTACCAAACTGTATAACCTTATCTGCCGTGAATGCCCCCGCAAGGGCTGTTCCTATCTTTTTACAAGCGGAAGAAAATTTATCTTGTGTGTTATTCGCCTTTCCGGTTACATCATCCAGTTGTTTGTTGACATTATCAGCACCCATCAGGGCTAATGTACCGAATATCTTAAATAATTCCATTATTTACCCCTCATTCTTCAGGGCTGAAGTCTGTCATCATACTTATGGAATCCTGAAGTGTTGTTTCAACGTCAAACGTCTGCCGGGTTTGCGTTTCTGTCTCCATTTCATTCACAAAATCGTTGAATGATTTATCAAAAATTCGATGAAGGTAATATTCCCAATCCCTTTCTTCTTCACGCTTTTTGATTACCAGATCAATGAATTCTGGTAATTGCCCGGCGGCGATTACCTCATTTAACAGCGTTGTAGGGCTTGCATACCTGTGATAAATCAGGTCTGCAAATTCCAGTTCTGTTATTTGAGCAACTTTGAAACAACCTTGATAAAATTTTCAAATTCAGGCTTCTGAATGACATCAACAACCATTTCAGCAAAAACCTCAATTGGAAGCGTTGCAATTGCTTCCGGCTTCATACCGGATACGCCACCAAGGAATGTGTAGATATCCGTTCGGCAATCAGAAATGTGCGAAAGTACAACCTGTGTCATAGACAGCACTACCGACATACCAACGGAAGTCACAACGTCATCCGAAACCGGCGCGTTGTCGCTATCATCAGCCCCTTCCTGCTTGTTCAGGGACTTGATAAGGGCTTTAATGTCGTTCTGGTTGAAGGCATCGCGGAAGCGATCAATCCCAATCTTGGAAATGATTCTTGCCATTGGGAACAGATCATCAGCACACAGTGTTCTAAGTGTGTAGGGCTTTGTCTCCTGAACCGGTTCAGGAACCTGTCCAACGGCATTCTGAGCAACTGGATTCTGTGTGACTGTACTCTGCATGGTGTCAGTCTGAACATTTTCAATTACAGGTGTTGCCATATTCTGTGCCGGTGCCACCGGTCTTACCGGTAACGTGTCATTAGTAAAACTTGTGAATTCAGCCATTGGTTAATTTATCCTTTCTTCTGTTCGTCTTTTGATTTGTCATCAACAGGGACAACATAATTACCAGACTTTACGATTTCGTGATATCGTTCGTCTGTCACTTCCAAAAATGAACCACGGCGATGAAGTTCACCGCCGTGGATATCATGGAAGGATTCAACCACCTTTACTTTCATGGTTCATTCCTTTCTAATATTCAGACAATTATTGCTTTAATGCAGCTGATCCGTTGCTATGTGTCTGAATATTTATGCTGTTTTTGGAAAATAAATGTGATACGGAATGGTGGTCAGATCACCGCCAATGTCCTGTCTGGATGCAAATGTGTACTTTGTGACACTGGCATCCTTGTTCTTTCCCTCAACTTCCAGTCCGGAAGTGCAAAGCGCGTTGTCCAGAACAACCACAATCGGGACACCATCAAGACGCTTACCAATAAACGCGATATTATCCAGATAATCACCGGATTCAATCTTGGACTTATCCTCAATCAGCGTGTATCCTTCCGGCGCACCCTGTGTGTTTTCCTGGCCAATGACAACGGCTTTCAGGATATCCGGCGAAAGCTCAATCAGGTTGATTTCCATTTCTGCCGTGCCGCCCTGTTTAATGTCAAACTGTTTGACCGGAACCCACGCACCATCAACTTCAATCTGCTTGATTTCAGGCTTGATCGAAAACTTGTTTCCGCCGGATGTTGCACCAATCAGGGATTCCGCAAAATTCCACGCCTTCTTCTGTGCATCATACTTCAGCCCCTTGTGAATCGTACCGGCACCAAGAAGGATGTTGCCGGGTGTCTTGTCGGTAATGCCTGAAGATTTAATTTCAGCATAATCAGCCATAATTTACCCCACTTTCCAAAATTTTATTTGTAATCTGATTTCAAGTTTCTTCAATCCTTCTTCTCCGGTTGGTTCCGGTGCAGAAGAATCATAAAAAACGGCAATTCCTGAACCATCGCCAAGAATCGCCGTCTTCCCCGTAGTCCGGGGGAACATCTGTTTTAATTTCTTATCGACCGCATACAGTTCAGCCCATGTGTGACGTGTGAACCCTGTGATCCTGAAGAACGAATCAGAAACCCCATCTTCATATGCTCCGGGGGATTCATCATAATCACCGACAAAATACGGATATTTGATCACATCTGTCCATTCCTCAAATTCATATGGCACACCGGCTGATTCCAACTGTGAAGCAATCCACTGAATCACGTCTTCCATAATCAGTTAATCCTTCCAAATGCCTTTTCAGCGGCGGCCTGTGCCAATGGTGCAACACTGTTACCGGCTTGCTGTAGTGCTTTGTTTGGACGCTTGCCTTTGGTGTAGTAGGCATTCAGTCCTTTGCGGCGCAACATCGCCATTGCCCTTTTCGCGCTGGCAAGATCAAGCGTTTTTCCACCGCCACCGCCTTTTGACTGGCCTTCTACAAATACCCAATAACCTTTACGCCCATCACCATTCACGGCATATTCACCGGTTCCCAGTTCTTCCCACACGGCATTTTCTTCACCTGAACCAATGGTTACTTTGTACCCAGATTCATCCACCTGATACGTCCATGAACCAGCCGTCTTTCCGGTTTTACGCCTTGAATTCTGCTTTGTTCTGGAAGCGACTTCACCACCGACTTCGTTCAGAAAGGCAATAGCTGCTTCCTTCAACGCGCCTTTAACAGCGGCGCTATTATCTTTGAATTCAAAATCAGCCATCATGCACCGCCTTCCATGAATTTCAGATAGATTTCAAATTGCTGGTTCAGTTCCATAGGGTTATCAATCAACAGTATGGCGTATGGGTTACCCTTCACCAGCATCCGGGCATTATCCTTGGTGACATCAACCGTTTTTCCGGTGTCCTGGTCTGTCACGCTGTCCAGATCAAACACGTCACAGATGAATATATGCGTGGAATCCTGAACCTTTGCATTGTAATTCAGGTAATCGGATGTACCGTTAGAAAGATCAATCCAACCTCTAACAGTCTTAATGTCTTTCCAGTTTGGCACCCGTTCACCATATTCATTCTTTGTGCTTGTTTTAATCTGGATGGCTGCCGTAATATTTCCGCCAATCTTCATTCAGAATCTTGCCTTGATATATGGCGCAAGGAAACCAAGCAAGGCCACCGGATAGCCCATCACCTGATTGTTTGCGTCCTGATCAAAATAAGTTACGGAGTGTCTGGAAAGGGTTTCTTGCTTGATTCCAACCTTCTGGCGATTTTCAATTTCCCACTGGAGAAGGTTGATCACGCCTTCTTGAACATCAGCCGGATATTCTACTTTCGTCACCAGATTGTAATCAACCGAAAACAGATCACGGTCAACTGTAATACTGTCCCCCATAATACTTTTTATAGTGTATAGGCCGTTATTAACGGTTGACTGGCTGATTTCAACCGTGTCACCTTCCTTCAGAAAAGGTGACACGGTTTCAGCAGCAATCAGCTTAGAACCCTCTGAACGTGCTTCAAACCTCACGGCGCGATTCTGGAAATTATTGTTGGTGTATGCCCGGATAAGCTGTTCAACGCTGTTCAATTTTCGTTCAAGGGTGTTTGAATCAACACCCCTGAATTCATCCATTGAAGTTAATGTTTCAACTTTTACAATCATCGGGTTCACCCCTTCCAAGTCCCGAATTAGCCAAGGGACTTCATGACACCAATCTTCACGTTCTTTGCATTGAACTTCAGGGAATAGTTCGCGGACTTTCCAAGTTCTGCAAAATCCGGGGATTCCTTGGCAATATTGTCAACCTCAAGGGAAAGTCCATTCGGATGAAGAACCTTACCCTGCTTGGTATAGAACTTCTCGACACCAGCGGAAGTCTCCGGGTCATAGTTCGTGGTGTACTGGTTCTCATAGTTCGTCTTATCGCAAGACAGGAACGCACCCTCACCGAGAAGATAAGTCTTATAGACGGTCTTCTTGGCATCACTGGTTCCGGTTGTTTCAGAAGTATAGTAATCAGTCACCAGCGGGATCTTACCGCCGATGCGCGGAAGGGTTACTTCTGTCTGAATAACGTGACCAACTGTATACTTGTCATAGTCCACCATGCCAAGTTTCTTGTACTTTGCATAAATCTTGGAATTCATCACCAGAAGACCCAGACCTTCCGCCTTGTCACCAAGTGCGACCTGTTCTGCATCAATCAGGGAAGTATCCTGAATGGAACCATCCCCCTCCGCTGTGATGTCATGAATGTGGGATTTCAGGGCGGCAACACCAAGAACCGCATCAATGATGTTCATCAGTTCCTTTTCCCACACCTGTGTGTAGTAGTTCTGAATCTTGGATTTGATGTTGGTCATCGGGTCAGCACCGGTCAGCTCTTTGGTGAAATCCTGTGCCTTGAATGCCTTCATCCGCTGGATCAGCATACAAGTCTGCTTGCCGCCGGACACCTGAACCGGTGTATTGTCGGTCTGACCATCGTTGTTCAGCGCATCCATTCCGCTGTCAAAAACGGAAAGTGGCTTATAGAACGGAATGGTTGCCACATTACCGTGATCACCAATCAGGCTCATGATTGTCTGATCCTCACTAACGACACCAGAAGCAAGAATCGGGTTGCTCCAAAAATCCGCTTCCAGATCG